AGCGCCGAAACCCCAGAAGGCGCGTCTATTGGTGTTGTTAAAAATTTATCGTATATGACAAATGTGACTATTCCATCTAATAGTACATCTCTTCATGATTATATTGAACCTTATGTTAATAATTTTGAAAATATGACACCAGAAATTATTTATGAAAATGTAAAAGTATTTATTAATGGTTGCTGGATTGGAAATACAGAAAAACCAATTGAATTATATGCTTCTTTAAAAGAAAAAAAAATGAAAGGAATTATGAATATTTACACGTCAATTATATTTGATTATAAAAATAGGGAAATCCGCGTATGTAATGATGCAGGACGTTTAGTTCGTCCACTCTTGCGTGTAGTAGACAATCAACTGGCGTTAACTAAATCGATTTGCATTCAATTGCGCAAAGGAGAAATTAATTGGGACGATTTATTAACAGACGTGACTTTAAATAAATCGGTTATTGAATATATTGATCCACTTGAACAGAGCCACAGCATGATTTCAATGACACCTAAGGATTTAAAATTATCTATGCAAGGAAATTATATTTATAAATATACTCATTGTGAAATTCATCCTAGCACGATATTCGGCATCTTAGCATCATGTATTCCGTTTCCAGAGCATAATCAATCCCCACGCGTCACATACCAGTGTGCCATGGCGAAACAAGCAATGGGCATTTATGTGACGAATTTTGATAACCGAATGGATAAAACATCATATGTGCTATCTTACGCAATGCGTCCGCTTATTGATACACGTGTAATGAATTTAATCCAGCTAAATCAAATTCCGTCTGGTTGCCAAGTAGTTGTTGCAATTATGACACATACAGGATACAATCAAGAAGATAGTATTCTATTTAATAAAGGTTCAATTGACCGAGGATTATTTCAAGCGACCATATTTCATACAGAAAAAGATGAAGATAAAAAAATTCACGGTGATGAAGAGATACGTTGCAAGCCAGATTTATCTAAAACAAAGGGGATGAAATTTGGCAATTATGAAAAAGTTAATAGTAATGGTGTTATTAATGAAAATACTCTAGTTGAATCGCGCGACATTATTATTGCAAAAGTTTTACCGATTAAAGAAAATAGAAATGATCATACAAAGGTTATTAAATATGAAGATCAGAGCCGCATTTACAGAACAAATGAAGAATCGTATGTCGATAAAAATTACATTGAGAGAAATGGGGATGGATATAACTTTTGCAAAGTTCGCATTAGAACGCTCAGAAAACCAGTTATTGGTGATAAGTTTTCGTCACGTCATGGTCAGAAAGGTACAATCGGAAATATTATTCCTGAAGCTGATATGCCTTGCACAAAAGATGGATTAAAACCGGATATTATTATTAATCCTCATGCTATTCCTAGCCGAATGACGATTGGTCAGCTTAAAGAAACATTATTAGGAAAAGTGCTTTTGCAGCTTGGGCTATTTGGCGATGGAACATCATTTGGAGGATATGATATTAAAAATATTTCAAAGGAATTGCAAAAAGTCGGGTTTGAATCTAAGGGAAATGAAATTCTATATAATGGAATGACTGGTGAGCAGATTGAAACACCTATATTTATTGGACCCGCGTTTTATCAACGATTGAAACACATGGTGAATGATAAACAACATAGTCGTAGTATTGGTCCAATGGTTAATTTAACTCGTCAGCCAGCAGAAGGTCGTTCGCGCGACGGTGGTTTGAGATTTGGCGAGATGGAGCGTGATTGTATGATTGCACATGGTGCATCCCGTTTTACACGAGGACGACTATATGATGCATCGGATGCATTTAATGTATATGTGTGCAATTCGTGTGGAATGATTGCAGCATATAACGATAAAATGCACATTCATCATTGTAAAATGTGTGACAATAGAATTGATTTCGATTACGTTGAATTGCCATATGCTTGTAAATTATTATTTCAAGAATTAATTACTATGAATGTCGCTCCAAGAATTATGACCTAAAATATAATAATAAATGTAACAAATATAAAATAAATGTGATCTTATGATCTATGAATATACCATATTTTTTATGCAATATTATTTGAACCAGATTTTCCAACTGGAAATCCATTGTCTCCTATTTGCCAACTACTCTCTGGATATTTTGTCCCACCTGCAGAAAATGTTACTCGATTTTTATAATTAATTAGTGGAACATCTTCATCTAAATATAGATCAATTATTTTTCCTGGAACATCTGATGCGCTTGTTGGATTTTTAATTAATTCTGGAGGGTCATTGCTGCAAGTTAAGGTTGTAGTTGAACCTGTAACAAAATCTAAATTATTTACATTAGGATTTGTATATGTAAAATTTTGAGTAGCCCATGCACGTTTTTTATACATTTCACCTCTATTTAACTTTGCCCATCTCTCTTTCTTTGTTAATCCGCTTTTATGTTTATAAGAAAGAACCTCTGCTTTGCGTCTCATATTTAAATCAAAATCTGTAATACCGGAACCAGATAAATCCATGCATGCAAGTGTTGCTCTAGACCATGGTCTAATAAAATTCCCTTGCCATGCTGGATTTCTATATAAATTCCAATTTGAACAATAATTAGGATTACTTGTCATATAATATTATTAGTTAATTAAAACAATTTAACTAATAATTAACGAACATGAACAGACCCAAATTACATTTATACATTGAATGAATTTTCATCTCCTGTAAAATACCAACGGAATGCTAAATAGTCACTTTCTTTTGCTCCATCAAGCTTTCCTGATAAATCTGTAATTAATTTGAGTTTTGGTCCATCTGCCATAATTCCTTGGATTGTGGCAGTTCCAATAGGATAATTGTAATATCGCAAAAGTGATGTAAAACCATCGAAACCTCCATTCATTGAAATGAAAATATCGCCATAATTTTGTTTAACAACACCTTGTAATATGTAGCGGCGAGTTAATGTGCCGTTAATGAAAATATCAACAATGTTAGAATCGCAACGAATAACAACATTGAACCATTTTTTAATTGGAATATTTTCAATCTCAATCTTTTCGGTAATGTTTTTAAACGTATTCAATACAACAACTAATGTATTGTCATCTGGAGCAATGTAGAGACCAGGCGCATTATCAGGTGTATTCATTCCGGTTGGCGCATTTGTAACATTTATGTTTTCATTTCCCTTATGGAATACATGGCGATATTGACCAGATCTATACGTTAAATCATTAATGTATAACCATGTTGACCATGAAAATGAAATACCGTTTTGTTCATTTTTAGAACGTAAAATGGGAATAGAACCATTTGTAGAAGGGTTTTGTGGTATAATCCATTGTTGTTTGCTATCAATCATACCATTAATTAAAATGGGTGTTGGTGACGAAGAAAAAATCCACGTTAAAATCATAACGCCTAAACGTAATGCATAAAAGAATACTACAATAACTAATATTAAAAATGCAAACTTGGCTACAATGCTGTTTGAATTTAAAAATTCCTTTGTTCCAATCATGTATTGATTAGATGAAAATTTACTAAACATGTTATTAACAGAATTATTGTTTAAGGAACTCATATCTATATATTATATATAAGAGAATTTAGATATGAATTATCATTTAATTATATTGAGAAACTACGTTTTTCAACTTCATCTTCAAGTAATGCAACCTTAAGTTTATATCTATTTGCAATACTGGCAAACGAGCTACCTCCATAACCTTCAGCATATAAATCCCATACTTCCTGGGGGTTAAGTGCCGTTGGATAATAAAATATCTTTGATGTATATCCAGAAAATCCTCCATTTGGTGTAATTCCAATATTCGCAGTTTGGTCGACCTTTGCTACACCTGGCATGACACATGTTTTTACCAATTTACCGTCTAAATATACATCTAAACTTCTTCCATGGACGCTTACTGCAATGTGTACCCAACTTTGGATGGGGACATTCTTTACCGTGCATGTATGGATTTGCGAATTCACTGATGGTGATGCGTTTGTGCTGTCGGGGTATGTTTGGACTGTAACGACGAGCTCATTTTGGTAAGGCGCTAAAGTTATTTGTGGGCAAGGGTGTAATGCTTTGTCTAATCTGCTCAATATAATCTTTTCACTACCATATTTATATGTCCAATCATCTACAAAAATCCAACCGGAATACGCAAAATTTGTGCTATTATTTGCTTTAATGGTATTCGCTTCAATTGTTTTAAGAATTGTAGCATCTTGTGTCTGGCTCAATTCAGTGGAATTAGAACCGTAAAACATATTCCATAAAATAATTAATAGCATTACAATTACTGCACCAATAGCGATTACTTTAGGTGACATTTGAGATGAAGGTGTACCAGTCACACTAGTATACAATGTCATCAATAAGAAAAATACAACCGCTCCTATTATTAGAACATTTAAGAAAGCCATGATATATTATTATGTTAGAAATTTTCTAAAGTTTATTATGAATTTATATTTTTTCAGCAAAAGAATTATACAGCACTGAAATTTTATTTCGAGTAAGAACATTGTTGAAATATGTTACATCTGTTATTAATCCATAAATGCCTCGTTGTTTTCCTATAGTTATGTTGTCATATTTCATGTAAGGAACTATTCCAGGAGTTGACGATACCAATTTATTGTCTAAAAATACATCTAAAGTTCCACCATCATTATTTATAACAATATTGAACCATTTTTGATATGGGATTTCTTTTGTTCTGTATATTATGACTTCTTTCTTCCCGTTCAGTGTAGTAATTTTAATTTCATTTTCTTTTGCATTGTATGTTATTTTTGGTTTGCCTCCATAGTTTAATATATTTGTGTCTTGAGTATATGATACATTTGTTGAAGTAGGTTGAGGGTCAATGTATGTCCAAAAAGATATGGCATATTTATAATTATATTTTGAATTTTTATCAATTCGTCGTTTTGAATGTAATGATTCAAATGATCCAAGTGACATTTCACTGTCTAAACGTTCTTGATCTCTTAATAATTTTATTCCGTCATGATCAATAACATAATTATATAGTTTTGGAAGTAGAATTTTTAACGTAATAAATAATGCTTCAATAAATAATAAAATCCATACAGGTTTTGATGTTATACTATATTGTATTTTTAAAAACTCTATAAATTCATATACCAAACAAGGTATATATGTTATTATATCAACTAATAATTGAAGCGGTAATGGAAGTTTTCGACCACCTAATAAAGTTTTAAATATAACAAACGCAAGTGTTATGCCGATTAATAATATTATAATATTTAATCCATAAAGTAACGAAAATTTCAAGAATGAAGCTGTTTTTAATATTTTTATAATTCCAATAACAATGAGTATAATCGCTAAGGTTGCTCCGCTGAATAAAAGTAATTTTTTAAGTATGTTCATTGTTGATGTAGGGTCTGCATCAGACGTTTGAGAGATTTTTTGATTAATTGTCTTATTGTAATATGCATAGTACATTAACATAAATATTATAAATCCACCAAATATGGCAGTAACAATTGAGAGAGCACTGTGTTTTGAAATTACTCGTTTTGGATTTTTTTTAAATAAAAAAACAATTAATGTGACGTAAACTATAAATGTAAAAATAAATGTAAATAGTTTTATGTTTTGCCTTATATATTCTGGAACTTCTTTTATTTTTGAATTGATTGATGTTGCATCAGGTGATGTAGATTTTACTTTATCCATATTATATAACATCTATAGAAAACTTATTTACAATAACATGCATTATGATAAATAACTTGAATAAATAACCAATTAATTAAAATATTCTAGAGGTTTTCCATTGTAGTCTTAGCGCCATGACATTCTCTACATAATGCCACTAAATTATCTACTTCATTTGAACCACCATATTCAAGTCTCACAACATGATCTACCTCAAACCATGCTGTTAATTGATTATGACATTTGCCACATTTCCATCCTTGTTGTGATGCTACGAATTTTTTTTTAGTTTCACTGACAGAACGCTTAGTTGCTCCCTTTCCAGATGTCATCATGCGTTTTTGTTGAGGTGTCATTTGGTTCATTGTTTCATATCCATTCCCACTACCAGTATAATGACCACCGCTCATTGTTGTATTATTCGTGTTTTGGCCTTGCGTATTTCCCATGAAAGAACCATTTGTAAAATCTAAAATTGGAGAGATAAGGTCACCTGCATTTTTGTCAATAGGCATATATTTAATTAATTCGTTTGCATGAACCAAAAGGTTCTGTGATTGGCTTGGATGTTTTTTAATAAATAAATATGCTGATAACCCTAAAAATCCTATAAACGCCATTTGATAGTATTTTTTCCAAGATTTTAATAATTTTGAATAATGTCCATCATGATATAAATCAGCAATTAGAAATGCCGTTATACAAAAAATAATTAATCCATAACGCATCTTTTATAATGTGATTATAATATAATCAAATATAATATAAGCATTTAACCATCATAAATAAATTTCACATGCTATAAAGTATAACACACTTACACGTATTTGTCGCAACTATCCACATTTGCTGTATATGTCACATTAGACATTATATAAATAATATATGATTGAACATAGTAACATAAGCATAAATGTAAAAATATATTTTTCTTTTATTTTTAATTTCTCTCTAAATAGTTCATCCTTAGGTTTGTAATGATAATAATATTTGTCTAATCCATCTGCTAATGATATTTCAGGTTTTCCTAATTTTGTGTTAATCTTATTGTGTATAAAATGCACCCATTTTACAAATGATTCCCGATTATCTAAATACGGAGTTACTGGATATGCATCAAGCAATTGACTAAAACTATCTGCTATTTTTATTCCAGGCAAGAATAATGGCAAATTGCTAATTAAATCATAATATTTTTTTTTAGCTACTTCATTTGGTTTCAATGGATAATTAAATGCGATTGTATGCAGTACAAACCAATAATGTGGTCCCCAAACTGACGGTTCCAATTCCATAGTATAAAGGATATAAAAAGAAATTAAAAATAACAAATAGCAATTTATGAAGTCTTTTAATTTTAATAATAATTTTTGCAATAATTGTGGAAAATATGGACATTTGTTTCATCAATGTAAGCAACCAATTACAAGCATAGGCATTATTGCAGTAAGAAAAGGAATTGCTGGCATTGAATATTTAATGATACGTAGAAATCATAGTCTTGGATTTGTCGACTTTATGAGAGGAAAGTATCCGTTGTATAATAAGAATTATTTAATGAATATTATCAATGAAATGACAGTTAATGAAAAAAATTTACTATTAACGTCTACATTCGAGAAATTATGGGAGTATATTTGGGGCGTAAGTAGTACAGGAATACAGTATCGTGGAGAAGAAAAGATTTCAAAAAATAAATTCACGTCTATTTCTCTTGGAATAACAATTAACAATAAAGAATATACTCTTAAAACCCTAATCGATGAAAGCGATACACATTGGGAAGAAACCGAATGGGGATTTCCAAAGGGTAGACGAAATTTTCAAGAAAAAGACATACAATGCGGAATTAGGGAATTTGAAGAAGAAACTGGCATTAATCGAGAACAAATACAACTTATTCAAAATACATTGCCATTTGAAGAAATATTTACCGGATCTAATTATAAATCATATAGACACCGTTATTATGTTGCATATATAAAGGATTCTATTGATTACATTGAAAATTATCAAAATTATGAAGTTAGCAAAATGGACTGGTATTCTTACGAAGAAGCATGCAACTTAATTAGACCATATAATTTAGAAAAATTATCTGTATTGGAAAAAGTAAATAAAATTTTAACGAAATATAGATTATATACTTAATATATAAGACTTATGCCACCAAAAATAACTATTAAACAAAGGGGTAATACTAAGAATAAAACATCATCCTCAATTCTTAATAATTCAACAAAATCATCAGGCACAATAGAAACGTTAGAAACATTGGGTACTATATCATCCAGTGGATCAGACACATTGTCATCAATCTCGTCCAGATCAAGCTCATATGAAACCGAGACAGAACCGTCATCATCGAGTTCATCTGTTTCTAGTTCATTGGCATCAGATACAGAAACATCATCATCGAGCGCCTCAGAATCAAGCTCAACTGAAATAGCATCAGATACGTCCACAAGTATTTCATCTTCGCCTATTAATATTAACATATTACAAAATGAACTAGAGAATGATTACACTTTATCAAATATAACAAATGATTTTTTAAATAAAAAAGAATTATATGATGTGAATTCTATTCAAAATACAACTGAATTCAATTACTTATATCCAAATTTAAATGACCCAAATTTTAATATAAAAATCGCACAAAAAAAAGAATTTGCTGATACAAAATATGACGGCGAAATTAAAGATGTAACTGAACAGGCAGAAATATTATGTAACGCTGAATTTGAATTAGCTCCACAACAATTATTTGCCCGCAATTTTCTTTCATTTCAAACACCATATAATAGTCTTCTATTGTATCATGGGTTAGGTAGTGGAAAAACATGTACTGCCATTAGTGTTGCAGAAGAGATGAGAGATTATTTAAAACAAATAGGAAATACTCAACGCATTATTGTTGTTGCATCACCAAACGTACAAGAAAATTTCAAATTACAATTATTTGATGATAGAAAACTTAAATTAATTGACGGATTATGGAACATACGTTCATGCACTGGAAATAAATTTTTAAAGGAAATTAATCCAATGAATATGAAAGGATTATCTAAAGAAAAAGTTACTACTCAAATTAAACGAATTATTAATAATTCATATTTATTTTTAGGATACATTGAATTCGCAAATTATATTAATAAATCATCAAAAATCGAAGGTGATATGGATGAACAACAGCGTTTAAAACGTTCAAAAAATAAACTAAGAAAAGTATTTGAAAACCGTTTAATTGTGATTGATGAAGTGCATAACATACGAATTACTGACGATAATCGTGATAAGCGCGTAGCACTTGAATTATTCAAATTAATTGAAAATGTTGAAAATATAAGATTGCTTCTTCTCTCAGCCACGCCTATGTATAATAGTTATAAAGAAATCATTTGGTTATTAAACCTTATGAATATGAATGATAGACGACCAACTATTGAAAACAAAGATGTTTTTAATTCTAATGGAACATTTAAAACCGACACATCAGGTAGAATTATAGGAAAAGAATTATTAGAGAGAAAAGCCACTGGATATATTTCATTTGTTCGTGGAGAAAATCCATATACATTTCCATATCGCATATGGCCGTCTATATTCTCTCCGAATAATACTTTTAAAAATGATAACAATTTATACCCTAGAATGCAGTTAAACGGAAAATCAATCATCCAAGAATTAGAATACATTGATGTATATTTAACAAAAATAGGAGATTATCAGCAAAAAGGGTATAATTATATAATTAACAAAATGAAAGTTAAAAAACAAATAAATAAGCCTAAAAAAAATACAAAGAAGACAAAACAAATAGAACAAGAAAAACAGTTATTTGAAGAAGAACAAGAAGAAGAAAAGGAAAAAATATTAGAAGAATTACCAACATATGAAAATGTTATTGAAAGCATGGGATATTCTATATTACAAAATCCAATTCAAGCACTGAATTTTATTTATCCTGATGATCGCCTTGATAAAGCACTTGAAGGCGAAGACATTAATGTTGACATAAAAGACTTAATCGGATCCTCAGGACTTAATCGTTTGATTAAATACAGAGAGATTTCAAATCCACCATCTAAGAGAGATTTTGAATATAAAAGTAATTCATATCCACGCATATTCTCTCAAGAGAACTTAGAACATTATAGCAGCAAGATACATAATATATGCAAAAATGTTATACAATCAGACGGAATTATATTAATTTATTCAGAATTTATTGATGGAGGGCTTGTTCCAATTGCTCTTGCGTTAGAAGAATTAGGATTAACTCGTCATGGCAATGTAAGTTCATTATTTAAAGACCCCCCTACTGCACAAGTTGATTATACACATTTTAAACCAAAAAATCAAATGCCATCGGGAGAAACATTTAAGCCAGCAAAATATATTATGATTACAGGTGATCCCGGTTATTCTCCAGACAATGTAGCTGACGTAAAAGCTTTAACATCAACAGATAATAAAAATGGAGAAATTGTAAAGGTTGTTTTAATCTCTCAAGCTGGGTCTGAAGGTCTCGATTTTCAAAACATAAGACAAGTTCATATAATGGAACCATGGTATAACATGAACCGCATAGAACAGATTATAGGTCGAGCTGTAAGAAATTGTAGTCATAAGGCTCTTCCATTTGCTGAGAGAAATGTATTAATTTATTTATACGGAACATTATTAGAGGATACTAGTCAAGAAGCAGCCGATTTATATATTTATCGTTTAGCCGAACAAAAAGCACTTCAAATTGGTCTTGTTAGTAGAGCGTTAAAAGAAGCGTCAGTAGACTGTTTATTAAATTACGAACAAGTTAATTTTACTGAAACAAATATGAACCAAGCTGTTAAATTAAAATTGTCAAATAAACAGACTGTTACATATCAAGTGGGAGATAAACCATTTACATCCGTGTGTGATTATATGGATAAATGTGCATATAAGTGTAAAGCAGAATTGAAAGATAAAATATCATCATTGGATACGTATAATGAAGTATTTATTTTTACAAATACTGAAAAAATTATTCAAAGAATAAGAAATATTTTTAAAGATAGACATTTTTTTACAAAAAAGGAATTAATCTCTCGCATTAATGTAACTAAAGAGTATCCGATTGTTCAAATTAATGCTGCACTTACTCAATTAGTGGAAGATAAGAATGAATATATTACAGACCAGCATGGAAGACTTGGAAATATAATTAATATAAGTGATCTATATCTATTTCAGCCACTTGAATTAAATAATAAGAATATTTCTTTATTTGAAAGATCATTTCCAATACCTTATAAAAATACAGACATTCAATTTGAGTTACCTGAAGAAGTTCAAGAGGCAATTATTGAAAAACCACAAAAACAGATTAAATTAGTTATTGACGAAGAGGAGCATTACAATAATGACATTAAAAATGATAGAGTAAATGCGATTATTAACTCAATAGAACATAATTATGAATTAGCGACAAATAAAAATGAAATTGCACGTGGAGAGAAAGATTGGTATAAGTTTTGTAGTTCTGTTATATTTGCAATGGAACGTGAAGGATATGACAGAAATATGTTAAATGTATTATTAATCGAACATATTGTTGAGAGTCTATTATATGATGACACCGTTATATTATTAAATTATTTGTATAACACTAAATCCCAAGTATCAACTGTTTTATCTATGATTAAGGATTATTTTGATAGTAAATTACTTAAATCGCGAAATATAACTGGATTATTTTTATCAAAAGGTGACACGCAAAAATTGATTATTTTTAGAGATAATGCATGGGTTGTTGGTGAAGCGGAAGATTATAATGATTTATTAGATGAATGGAAACGTTTAATTATTAGACCAGCAGATTTAAGTAAAATTATAGGTTTTATGAGTATTTTTAATAACATTCATATGGTATTCAAAGTTAAATTTACTCAGGAAAAACGAGCAAAAGGTTCTAGATGTGACCAATCAGGAAAAAATGATGCAATTAAGGTATTAAATACTATATTAAATGAGATTGGAATGAAGGGTGAATATACCGATGAAAATACAAAAGATATTAAACAACCCGAATTATGCATAAGACAAGAGTTTATATTGCGCATGTCAAATAAAAACAAAACTAAAAACAAAAGATGGTTTTTAACACCGATTGAATATGTGTTGATGAATATTGATGCAAATAAGATTAAATAAATTAATAAAATTGAATAAAGATAAAGATTTTATATCTATACATATCATAAGTATATAGCATGACAACAATTGTTCAACCGGAACTTAAAAAAAAGGATAATAAACCCAGAAAATTAGGAATTTACATGAAAAATATGATTACTCGTCGTGTTTCTTTACCAATGAATAAAATCGGGAAAAATATTAAACCCATTCTAGAAAAAATTATATCATCTCAAATTGAAGGCAAATGTGCTGTTGAAGGATACATTAAACCAGGCTCGATTAATATTTTGACATATTCAAATGGTATATTAAATGGAGAGAATATCACATTTGAAGTAGTATTTGAGTGTTTAGTATGTTCTCCAGTTGAGGGAATGCATATTGATGCTATTGCTAAAAATATTACAAAGGCTGGCATTCGTGCAGAAACAAACGAAGACATAAGTCCTGTTGTGATCTTTGTTGCGAGGGATCATCATTATAAGTCAGATCATGTTACATATTTCTCAAGCATTAAAGAAAATGATAATATTAAAATTCGCGTAATTGGACAACGTTATGAGCTTAATGACAAATATATTTCTGTTATTGGAGAATTAATTAAACCAAAAGAGCAATTAAAACAAGTTAAAAAGAAACCAAGACTTATCTTAGAAAACTAAATTAAAAAGAACATTATATTATTATCATTATTATTATCACAATTAAGATGGAACGATCAAATAGCAATACTAATAGTTTAAATTCATTGAATGTTAAACAAATAAAAGACAGAATTGAAGAGATGGATAAACTTCATCAAATTGAAGTATTACGTCTTTTAAAGCAACATTCAAGTGTTATTCTTAATGAAAATAATAATGGTGTATTTATTAATATTACAGATTTAGACCCAAAAATAATTAAACAATTGGATAATTACATTAAATATGTTGATAATCAAACAATAAACATTGAAAGCATTGAGACGCAAAAAAATATAATCGAAAACACTTTTTTCAATAAAGGGAATAAAGAGAAATCACAATGTTAATTTAACTAAACCACATACATATTTGGTCATATAGATATAATGGATACATCCACATCAATGCGCATAAATAATCAACATCATAACAATAATGAAAAATATGTTATGATTTTGGAACCATTGAGAGATTATATGTTTTATTTAAGTTTTGTTAATAAGAATAGTTTGAAAGACAGTCAAGTCAACATTAATGTAAAACAATTAACTAGTAATGATACTTGTACTAAACCAGCAATTAAAATGCAAACAAATAAAAAGAAAAATATAGAAAACGATAATACATTTGGAGAATGCAATTCTAACGATTTAAATAAAAAAAATGATATATATTTTAATCCTCGTGAAAAAGATAAACTCTTTTGGTGTTTTTTTGTATTATTGAATGGAATGGAAGATTATGAATTAAATAAAAGTTCATCTTTTGAAAAAGAAAAATCAATGAAAATTTCTGCAATTGAAACCCTTAAAAATTATAAAGATAAATTGAAAAGCTATAAAATCAGTTTTGTTGATGCTCAGGAAGATTTGGTAAATAATCCTATTATCTCAACAATTGGATTGCAACTATTGTGCATGATATATAATATGAATATTCTGTACGTAAAAAATAGAATATATTATGAAATTTACAATGATTATTCAAAACCATTAAATGTGATAATTAACATTGATGGTCATGTATATATTCCAGACAACATTAATGAAAATAAAATAAATGAATATAAGAATAATTATTTTAAGATTGAAAACATTTATAAACCAATTAACTCAATTTCAAGTTATTCGTTAGTAGAATTGCAAGATATAGCCATTAAATTAAATATACCAATTGAGTTAGATAAAAAAAAACTATTAAAAAAAGATTTATACGAAAATATAGTAAGGAATTTGTAGATTATTATTATTAAAAATTGAACTATAATTTAAATATTATAGCTCAATTATATATATAGTATGACTGAACAATTGCCCAGATCTATTGAATCTTCGCAACATAATTCAAATAATAAAATAAAATCAAATCAATCACGAACACATTCAACAAGTGATAAAATTGATTCAAAACATTCTGCGTTAAAACGCATATTAAAAACGACTTTAGATGATTTAGATAATTCTACCGGAAGTTCTAATTTAGAGCTCGAGGTTCGTTTTGGAACAAAGGGCATAAAGAAAATAACAAAGATTGACCAAGATAATGTCGCTAAAAAATTATTATCATTAGGATTTACAATATCATCAGAGGAATATATTTTAAGGTGTTTTAATGAATTTATAGACCCAAAAAGTGGAATACAAAAAATTTCAAGTATAAGAACTGAAATAACCGGATTAAATAATATACAAAATTTTTGCAGACACAATTCAATTGAAAAAATTATTGAAACGAATGAATATTCTGTCGAATTTACACAAAAAATGCCTGCATTTGATGCCAATAAACGCCCAATACCAACTGCAGATTTTAATGATTTTAATTTTAGGGTTGCGCTTAATAAAGAAAACAAATTACAAAATAATTCAAATATTGTAAAAAATATTATTTCGTCTTGGAATGACACTAAAAAAACATATCGTTTTATGAACCGAACAACCTTTATGCCACCGGATTATTTGAACCCAATAAAGATAGACCTAAGTGTCGTAAAAGAGTCGCATTATAAAGGTAGATTTATGGTTCCTGAATATACCATTTCAGAAGCAGAAGTATTTCAGTCACTTCCAAAATACGAAATTGAAATTGAAATGCAAAACCATTTATTAACAAGATACAAAGACATTGAAAAATTAGAAACTTTAATTAAGCATTCATCAAAAACTATATTATCTGGCTTACAAAAAACAAATTTTCCTACATCATACATTGAACAAAAATCTGTAATTGATGATTATTTGAAATTAGTAAAAAAAAATCAATATAGAGAAGATGCATGGGCTAAACCTCGAGATTTTATTGGTCCATCATCAATGTCATTGTCTATGTCTAACATTGCACCATTATCAAATGAAATTAATATTCCAAATATCCGTAAAAAGTATACTGTTACAGACAAAGCCGATGGTGACAGAAAAATGTTATTTATCAATGCATCTGGTAAAATATATTTAATTGACACAAATATGAGTGTCCAATTTACTGGAGCAATAGTAACATCAAATGAGTTTCACAATACATTATTGGACGGGGAACATGTTTTACATGATAAAACTGGCAAATTCATTAATTTATATGCAGCATTTGATGCTTACTTTATTGGTGGAGACGATAAACGTTCATTAGCATTTGACATAAATTCAAATGAAGATGTGAAAAGTAATTTTAGATTGCATTTGTTGACCGATGTTATTAAAAGTTTAAATCCAAAATCAATTGTCAATCAAAAAGATGTGTCTCCAATTAAAATTAAAACTAAAACATTTTACAATACAAATGATAATAAAACTATATTTGATGGATGTGCGTCAATTTTACAAAAAGAAAAGGACGGGTTATTTGAATATAATACAGATGGTCTTATCTTTACTCCAATGGACAAAGGTGTAGGGTCATCTACTGTTGGCGAAGAACCTAGCTCAACCAAAAAGACATGGGAGTATTCATTAAAATGGAAACCACCTGAGTTTAATACAATTGACTTTTTGATTACTACTAAAAAATCATCTAATGGTGAAGAAGCAATTTCAAATATGTTTGATACTGGAACAAATGTTTATTCGACTGACCAAGTTATTCAATATAAAACTCTTATATTGAGAGTAGGATTTAATGAGCGTGACCACGGATATATAAATCCATGTAATGATATTTATGATGATAAAATGCCATCTATTGAAAGTAAGGAAAATGAAGATCAATATAAACCGGTTAAATTCTTTCCTACAAATCCAAGTGATCCAGAAGCACACTTGTGTAATGTTTTACTGTCTAATGATGCCAATGGCGATAAGGTTATGATGACAAAGGAAGGTGAAGCAATTGAAGATGAAATGATTGTGGAATTTTATTACGATACAAATGAGAAAAAAGAATGGAGATGGAAACCGCTTCGTGTAAGATATGATAAAACAACTGAATATAGAGCCGGACTTAAAAATTACGGAAATGCATATAGTGTTGCAAATAGCAATTGGCAGTCTATTCACAATCCAATCACGATTGATATGATTTCAACCGGACAAAATATTCCTCAGGAACTAGGCGATGATGATGTTTATTACAATAAATTAATTGGTGTATCTAAAACAAGAGGTCTTCGCGATTTTCACAATTTATTCGTTAAAAAAGCACTAATTATGGGGGTTTCTAAACGTGGAAATACCCTTATCGATTATGCTGTCGGAAAGGCAGGCGATCTTCCAAAATGGATCGCTTCGAATTTGTCATTCGTATTTGGAATTGACATTGCAAGGGATAATATAGAAAATAATGTAGATGGAGCATGTGCTAGATATTTGAATTACAAGAAAAAACATTCAGTTATGCCATCAGCATTATTCTTAAACGGCAATTCAAGTGTAAATATTAAAAACACTGATGCCCTTTATACAGATAGAGCAAAACAAATCACAAGAGCTGTGTTTGGCTCAGGACCTAAGGATGAAAAGATATTAGGAAAGGGTGTCATTAAACAATATGGAAAGGGAAGTGAAGGGTTTAATGTTAGTTCCATTCAATTTGCTATTCATTATATGTTTGAAACAAATAATACTTTACAAAACTTTATCAGAAATGTTGCGGAATGTACTAAACTTGATGGTTATTTTATAACAACTTCATACGATGGAGAAACAATATTTAATATGTTGCGTGATAAACAAGTGGGGGAGAGCATGAGCATTTATGAAGATGAAACAAAAATATGGGAAGTTAAAAAAATGTATGACAATGATGCGTTTGAAGACAATGTCAGTTCTCTTGGATATGCAATTGATGTGTTTCAAGAGTCAATTAATAAATCATTCAGGGAATATTTGGTAAATTATAAATACTTTAATCGTCTAATGGAAAATTACGGTTTCATTTTAATTACAAAAGAAGAGGCAACATCTTTAGGTTTACCGGCACCAAGTGGAATGTTTAATGAACTATATACAGTATTAGAAAATGAAGTCAAAAGAAATCCTTCAAAAATCAATGATTATGGAACTTCATTAAATATGAGCTCTGGAGAGAAAAATATTTCATTCTTAAATAGATTTTGTGTATATAAAAAGGTAAGAAATGTAAATGCAGAAGAATTATCAATGGCATTATTAAGTACAACTAGAATTATTGAAAACGAAGATGAGAAAGAAACTAGAAATGCATCAATTGCTGCAAATAAAATATCAAATGAGAAGGTTAAAGTGAAAAAATTAAAAAGAAAAATTAGATTAATTATGGAATAAAAATTATATAATCAAATAAAATATATAAATACGTAATGTCTATATATAATAGCCTATAATTTTAAAATATAAATGAGCTATTATATATTACCAAATTCGAATTATCATAATATTTTAAATAAAATTAACGTGTCTTTTACTGACAAAGATATAATTGGAGCTTCAAATTCTATGTTAAATAATTACATAAATAAAATTAAATTACTCATTAACACATATTCTGACAGATGGGATAATTTTAAAAAAATTACAAATCCATATGAATACATTCATACTGTTGTTCCTAATGCAAAAAATGCAGTATGTAGATATAAACCATTATCTAGATCTTTTTTTAAGATGATTGAACTATCTGCAATTCATTCATTAATAAACGAATTACCTGATAATTGTAAAACATTCCATTTAGCAGAAGGCCCGGGTGGTTTTATTGAAGCAACATTACTATTGCGGGACAACCCTGATGACATATATTATGGAATGACATTAATTGATAACGATAATATAAATATTCCTGGATGGAGAAAAAGTCACAATTTTATTAAAAACAATCCAAATGTAATTATCGAAACAGGAAAAGATAATACAGGAAATATAATGAATGTAGAAAATTTGATACATTGTTATGATAAATATAGAGGAACAATGGATCTTATTACAGCAGATGGAGGTTTTGACTTTTCTATAGATTTTAATCAACAAGAAATCATGTCATCAAAATTAATTTTTGCTCAAATATGTTTTGCAATTTCTATGCAAAAAATAGGAGGTAACTTTATATTAAAAGTATTCGATTTATTCACACAATCAAGCATTGACATGATTTTTTTATTATGCTGTGTTTATAAACAGGTCTATATAACTAAACCAAATACAAGCAGATATGCCAATTCAGAAAAATACATAGTATGCAAGGATTTTATATTAAATAACGCAGATGTTGCAGCGTTTATTACTTCAATTATACCGGCCTATTATCAAATTGAATCAGACAGTAAGCTAGAACGTGTTTTAAATTGCAATATTCCATATTTATTCACAAGCAAATTAGAAGAATTAAACTCAATATTTGGTCAGCAACAAATTGAAAATATTGCATCAACCATTAATTTAATTGAAAACAATAGAAATGATAAGATTGATAATTTGAAAAAGGCAAATATAAACAAATGTATGATATGGTGTCAAAAATATAATTTACCTTATAATAATTTA